TTGACCAGTGATCCTACATCCAAGGTGAAAGCTGCCGCAGGAACAGCACTAAGAGGAGATTATAATTCTTTCTTAGGTGGTAACCCAGCATTCACTAGCGCATTTGGATATAGAAATACTGGACTTGGTGATGCATCTACAGATCACCCAGGTATTGACATTGGTGTTGATGCTGATTCTGAAGTTAAAGCAATTCAAAGTGGTAAAGTAGTTGACATCATTCAGAGATTTGGAACATTTGGAAAGGGTGTTGTTGTAGAACACGCTGATGGAACTCGAAACATTTACGGACACGTTGATCCTCAAGTCAAAGTAGGTGATGAAGTTAAAGCAGGTGATCAAATTGCTATAATTAGACATTGGCCAGATCCAAAATATCCTGCAGGAAGACAACACCTTCACCTAGAAAGATATGAAGGTGGTGCTATCAAAGACCCTCAGAGTTATCTGAACAATTTGATGGCAGAAGACCAAGCAGCCGTTGATAAGGATACTAAGACATCTCAGCAAAAACTAGAAAGTAGCACTAACCCACAGGTTCAAGCACTGAACTCTTTGATGGGAAAATCTAGGACGAAAGGATCAGCAACTGTTGCAGGTGTTGGAACATTCTCAAGAACCAACCCAAGAGGTGGTCAGTATAAGTCTTTCTTTAGAGATACTGAAGGCAACGAGATATCTCGTGATGAGTTTATGAAGAGATTGGAAAGTGCTCAAAATGATCCTTCTAGTGCATTAAATAAAGCATCTGCAGACGTTGCTTCTGGAGATAGAGCAGCAGCAAATAGTGGAGGACAACAAGTTGCAGTGGTTCCTCCTGCAAGCAGTGGAGGTGGAAAGTCTGGTACTCCAGATGCACCTAACCCAGCACCAGGATCTAGTGATCTTCTTCCATCTGCTCTCAGATCGGTGCAACTATCAACAGTAGGATAATATTATGGCAGATTTTCAATCAAATACAGACTTTGAACTAAAAAGTGTTGTAATTTACCCACTAAATGGTGGTACAGGTCAAACTATTACTAAACTAGTCAATAAGGTAACATATGTTGAGAGCATTCTCTCTCCTAGTATTGCTGCTACATTGGAAGTTGTTGATAGTGTTGGAATACTCCAAAAACTGCCAATTCAGGGAACTGAAGTAGTAGAAATCTCTGTGATTACTAGTCAATCAGATGAACCTTTTGACTACAAATTTAGAGTATGGAAAGTGGGAAATAGATTTGCTAAACAACAACAGCAAGTGTATACAATTGGACTAGTTTCAGAGGAAATGCTCAATAACGAAGCAATCCGAATTACGAAACCAGTTAAAGGAAAGACTAATGAAATTGCTGCTAGTCTGTTGACAGAATCTCTTCAGACTGGAAAAACATTGTTCTCTGAACCTGTATTGCGTGAAGTTAAATATATGGCAGTTCGCCAGAGACCATTTGATCTTATTACAAGACTGGGAAGTAAATCACTTTCTACAAAAGCGGGTGGATCTACTGAAAGTTCTTCTAGTGGATCAAAAACAGAGGGAAATCAGGAAGAAGCAAAGCAATCTTCTGGTAGTGCTGGATTTTTGTTCTGGGAAAATAGAAGAGGATATAATTTATTCTCTGTTGACAGTATGTGTTCAGAAAAAGAAGGTAAACTGAGAGCAAAAGAATATGATGTTGAAACTTGGGGACCTTATGTAGAAAAAGTCGGCAATCAAGATGATGGTTCGGATGATAGGTTTACTATTGCAACATCGGACTTTGTATCTGACCTAGACATCATGACATCATTGAGAATGGGTAAGTATTCATCTAGAGTTATCTTTTATAATATAAGCACTGGAGAATACAGTGAGTATGTCTACAAAATTAGAGACAGTTATGATAAAATGGCACACTTAGGTGGACAGGTAGATATTCCAGAGTTCTCTGGTGTAGTAAAACTTGATCAAACACCAACCAGAAACATTTCTTCTATTATTGATCATGAGACATGGCAAAACGACCCAGAACCAGGATCTCCTGAGCAGCAAGATCAAGGTGAGGGAACATCTAAATCTAGTCCATATGCAGATTTTAATAAAGACTTTCTAGTGCAATCTATTGCTAGGTATGAAAGTTTGAGAAATCAGTCTTGTGTTCTAGTTGTGCCAGGAAATGCACAAATTTGTGCAGGAGATCAAATTGACATTAGACTAAAGAACAAAGTTCCAGGGGAGGAAGCAAAATCAGAAGAATGGGATAATGAAAGTAGCGGCGTCTATCTTATCGAAGAAGTAACGCATCAATATGATAGAGTAACTGGTACAAATGGTCAGTTTTACACTACACTTAGATTGATGCGTGACAGTTATGGAATGAAAGACAAAGCATCAGCACACAGTTCTAAATAATGTATACGGAGGTAACTTAAATGGAAAGCATCGAAAAGCATATTGAGGCAGATAAGGAAGAGCTTGCTAATCCCCAACTATCACCTCAACGTCGTCGCCACATCGAAGGCGAACTAGAAGAATTAGAAGCATACGCAGAGCGTCATCCAGAAGATCATCATGATCCTTCATCTCTGGAACTATACTGCGACAACAATCCAAGTGCTCCAGAGTGCTTAGTATACGATGATTGATTGATATGGATCAGTTACTGTCACAATTAATTCCCTCACAACGTATTGGAAACGATGGTTTTGTGTGGTGGATTGGACAAATTGAAGGAACCGCTTCCGATGAAGGAAATAATAAAGGCGGTTATCGCTACAAGGTAAGGATTATCGGGGACCATCCTAGAGATAAGGAACTACTCGATACTCCTGATTTGCCTTGGGCAAATGTCTTGATGCCAGTAACTGCGCCATTCATGCCTGGCAACATTGGCGGTGGTCACCCACAACTCGTTAAGGGTTGTTGGGTGATGGGTTTCTACATGGACGTTGAGAAACAGAAACCCATTATTATGGGTTCTATTGGTGCAACGCCAGGAGCAACTAGTGTACTAGAACAGAAAGGACCAGATGCCAAACCACTTACATCTGGTGCAGAAAGTGGAGAACTAGCGCCAAACCCTAATACAGACGGTGATCCTACACAAGATCAGCAGCAGAAGACTACAGGTGCTCTGCCTGATGGAACTAAGAGAGGTGATGGGGAAGAGCGTGTCAATACACCAGCTAAGAAAGTCAAAGCCATATCTGATGAAGAATGGTGCCAAGAAGTAGCAGATAAGTGTAAAGACGTTGATCTGAAAACTCAAATGAATAGCATCCTTGGCAACATGCTAAAGGACATTCAAAACAGTGGTGGAAATATCGGTACTTTATATGTCAATAAAGCAACTGGTGAATTAAACAGCGCGATTGCTGATGCTAGAAACTACATCAATAAAGCAGTATCTGTAGTTACAGAATTCTTAGCAAAAGTAAAGGGTTGGATTAAAAAGAAAATTCAAGCAGGTGTTGAAGACTTAGTAAAAGCAACTCTAGCACCAGAACCAACAGGAAATGTCCTCACCCCAGTTACAGAGTGGTTTAACAATCTACTCAAAGACCTTGGATGCCAGATGGAAGATCTTGGCGAGCGTCTTATTGAGTGGTTGACAAATGTGTTGATGAGTTATGTTAATGAGATCTATCGTTCTGTTATTTGTCAAGTAGATGAACTTGTAAATGGTATCATCTCAAAGATCAATCAACTATTAACAGAACTATTTGATAGTGTTCTAGGTCCTCTGCAGGATATTCTAGGAGCAATTGCTGTGCCACTTAATATCATTGGTGGAGCAATTAATTATGTTATGGAACTCTTGGGCATTTCTTGCTCTGGTCCAGATACCACATGCTCCAAGTACAAGCAAGTATGTACCGATGGCAGTAAGAAAGAAGATGAAGATGACAAAGACTTCTTGGATGATCTTCTAAGTGACATTGATAATCTGTTTGGTGATACTCCTGCAGATTATACTTCTTATGTTTGTGATGAAGCATACACTGGTGCTCCACTGGAAACAACTACAGTTGGGTTTACTGGTGGTGTTCCTCAAACTGGTGGTGGAACTGGTGGTGATGGTCCTAAGAAACCTAAGATCACCTATAACATTGATGATATTGAAGTTAAAGAAGGTCAGATTGCAACGTTTACTGTAACTAGATCTGGTTATCTTGGATCTGCATCCTCTGTCAAATACAAGACACTCAAGACAGGAACAGCAACTGCTGGTGAAGACTATGTTGCTGTAGATGGTATTTTGGGATTTGCTGAGAATGAAACTAGCAAAACCATCACTGTACAAACATATGCAGATACTGTAGACGAACCAGATCAGACATTCTTCATGTTCTTGAAGAAGAACTCTCCTAACTCTGGTGCGGTCTCTACATTCTTTAAGAAAAATGTTGGCAAATGTACTATTACTGAACAAAATCCAAAAGAACCAGGAGATCCCTCTACGCCGCCTATTTCAAACCCACTCAATCCCATCGGTCCAGAAGATCCAACATCAATCCTCCCAACAACTCCTGGGTCTGGAACTGATGTTGTTACCGATGACAGTGGTTTCCAAACGTTTGATCTTTCGGCAAATAGAATTATTTGTCCAGAAGGTGAGTTTATCATCTATACCATCAAACTACAAATGTAGAAAACGGAACGATCTTGTACTACACCATGTCTGGAAATGGTATTACAAGTCAGGATATTATCAATGGATCTTTAACTGGCAATGTCGTTATCAATGATAACAAAGCAACAGTAACAGTTGGAATTGCTGAAGATGATGTTGTTGAAGAAGAGGAAGTTTTGAGATTTACTCTAAATGGAAAGGGTAAGTTTGTTGATGTCTCTATTGTATCCAGTAAAGATCAAAATCTTGAGGACTTTGATATTGGTGTCGGTGATAGTCTAGAGACTATCTTCATACCATTTGAACCACCTACTGTTCTTTCTGAGGATATTATCACCGATGAGAATGGTGGCATTATTGAAATTCCTGTTTCCAAACCAGGAGATCCTTGGGCAGAACCACCATATGTTTTCATTAGTGGTAATGGATTTGGTGCAGCAGGAACTGCTCTACTGGATAAAAATGGATTCCTAACAGAAATTCGTATTAAGAGAAATGGATATGGATACAAGAAGAACCTTGCAGCAGATAGGGGTGTTCGTTGCATCATCGACAGCTTTACTATCTTGAGACCTGGCATTGGTTATACTGAAGTTCCTAAGATGTATGTCAACGGAGAACTTGGTGTTGCTGAGGCAGTCATCAATGATGATGGATTTGTAATTGGTGCTAGAATTCTTGATAGAACCAGGACATTTGATAAGTTTCCTGCCATAGATATTATTGGTGGTAATGGTTATGGTGCTAAACTATTGCCCTCTCTAGCATGTCTAGATACTGACGCACTATCCACTATCGGTGCTACCAAGATTGGCACTGGTCAATACATTGATTGCCCATGAAACCTGCTATTAACTATCCTTCAAATATTTTTAAGCAAACAACGCCCGACGAAGAGCAGGCGTTGACAGATAATCCTAGGTTTCAGACTTGGTATAAGGGGTGGTTGACACGTTCTGAGATCTATGAGAGAAAGTTGCCTGATGGATTAACCTCTGCATTGAGGATTGATGGTCCTGGGGACAGTGCATTCTCTCTAGATGACAAAGGTAACATTCGTATCCTAACAGGTAAGAGAGACCCTGAGAAAGGCGCTGGAAGCGGTGTCCTGGGTATTAAGACATGGGGACAACAGCAGATCCATAATGAAAGATCTAATTTGCAGTATAACTATGGATCTGATGACGAGAAACAGGCACTGAACGTTATCTGTTATGGTGATCATGTGGAAAATGTAAAAGGTGGAACGCGATACATCTATGCTACAAAAATCATTCTTAGTGCAACTTCTGAACTAGTCCTAGAGGGTGGTTCTATTAAATTGCAGTCAGAAAGTGACATTGAGATGGCAGCAGCTTCTATCAATACTGCTCAAGTCAATAAGAAAGATATTGTACTTGGAGAGAAAAAGACTGATGCTCTCGGTACGGATACTACGGATCAGTTTGATCCTCGTGCAACACAAACATTTAACTCACCAGGAAACTTACAGAGAAACGTTGCTGGGGACTATAACGTAACTGTTGGCGGATGTTATCACTCTTTCGCAGCAGGTGGTCCTGGTGGATTGATTGAAACTAGAACATTTGGATATTATGCTGGTACGTCCACAAGTGCTGCTCTAGGAGGCACAATTGCAGCAGGTATATACAGTTCTGGTGACATGGACTTGCTTGCTACTAAGGATGTGTTCGTTACTGGTGCTGACTTTGACATTACAGCAGCAAAAATTGATGCAGTCGCCGCAGATGTCAATCTAGATGCCGCTAAAGTGGATATTCTTGGCAGTGGAGATGTCTCGATCACGTCCTCAGGAAACGTTCGTATCACTGGCACATTAATTTATCTTAACTGATTCATCGGTTATCCGTATCAAAAACTGGCACAAGGGGGCTTGTTTTTGGCAACCTGCCATGATAAATTACTCCTGTAGCAAATGGAGAGGTGCCTCAATTACTCGCACCAAACCACTTGACGCGCTCTGCTTCATGTGCTATAATCAATCCATGCGATCGGGACAACCTGATCCATCATCTGCGGGTAACCATTCCGCAAGTAAATTTTCGAGGAAACAATTATGTTCAAATCTGTTCTCGCAGCTGCCGCTGCTGCACCCCTTATGGCGACCGCTGCTATGGCAGGTCCCTATGTGAACGTCGAGGCTAACTCTGGTTTCACTGGTTCTAACTACACTGGCACTTCGATCGACAACCATGTTGGTTATGAAGGTGCTCTGGGTACTGATGCTTCTTGGTATGTCCAAGCAGGCGCTACCGTCGTTCTTCCTGACAGCGGTGCTTCTGACTGGGTTCCTTCTGGTAAGGCAGGTCTTGGCGTTGGTCTGACCGATAGCCTCTCTGCTTACGGCGAAGTTTCGTTCGTTGGTTCGGGCGTTGCTGGTGTTGACCGTTCTTACGGCACCAAGGCTGGTCTGAAGTATTCCTTCTGATCTCCTGACTTGATTGAGGGCACCTTCGGGTGCCCTTTTTTTATGCCTCTAAATAATTACATCTGATTTTTTATTATGAACTACAAACCTTATTCGCCCGAGTGGCACCGATGTAGATACTTAAAAGAAGCACTGTATAAGTATCTTGACGATTATGTTGACAATGATGTAATCATCAAAGATATTACAGATATTCTCTCTGAACGCTCTGAGAAGGCGTATAGGGAGTTTTCACGAATAAATGATCTAGAGGCAAAACTGGGAGAATAAGATGCTTTCTACGCAATACAGACTACGATTAGAGTTTATCTGTAAGAAGATTGCTAACAAGGAGGAAGTAAAACTTGAAGACATGATCTGGGCAGAAAAACTTGCCAAGAGACACACAACAGCACGCGACTGGTTGAACAAAGCACGCAGATGCGCTGCAAATGACATCCAGGAGGGCACTATGGACGATTTCATGAATAAGATGGGTCTAGGTGATCCAGACCCCTCAAATCACCGCACAGGGTTCTCTAGCGCGGATGAGATCGTTGACTGGTTCAAACAAGATAAACCTGATGATTGGAGGCAACGTGACTAGTGATTTTCTAGATAATCTGGCAAACCACCAGTATCAAAAAATGCATAATAAGATTGACGATGACTTTAAAAATTTTGCT